CAAATCGAATCTGGTCGCCGCCATCAATGAGCTGAAGGCGGCCGTGGTGTCGTCCTCGGAAATCGACGACGCCAACATCGCCATTTCCAGCACCTATTCGTCCAGCAAGATCGTCACGCTGCTGGACGCGCTCAAGGCCGAAATCCTGGGCGGTGCCGATGCCGCTTACGACACGCTGGTGGAAATCCAACAACTGCTGCAGAACGGCACCAGTGGTCTGGATGCCTTGCTCGCCGCCGTCAACAACCGCGTGCGCTTTGATGCCGCGCAAACGCTCACGGCTCCTGAGCAGGCGCAGGCGCGCAGCAACATCGGCGCAGTGTCCGCCAGCGATGTCGGCAACACCGACACCGACTTCGTCGCCGTATTCGAAGGCGCACTGGTCTGATGAGCCTCGCCATCCGCATCACCGCGCTTGCCAGCCGCATTGGCATCGAGGTCAAAACCAAGATCGATGCCAGCCATCCCGGCGTGGCGCGGGCATGGGTGTGTTTTGGCTACGTCGATTCGCAGATCGTGATTCGCGCCGCGCACAACGTCGCCAGCGTGACGCGCACGGCGGCAGGCCGCTACCGGGTGACTTTCGCCACGGCCATGCCCGACGACGGCTATTGCTGGACGGCGCTCGCCCGCAGCAGCACCAACACCGGCACGCAGCGCATTGCGGTCGTGCGCGCCAGCACCGACCAGAAAACCACCGGCCACGTCGACATCAGCTGTGCCACCACGCTGTCGTCGTTTGCCGACTCCACTGAAATCAACCTCACGGTGTACCGCTGATGGCCTACACACAAGCACATCTGGACGCGCTGGAACTGGCGCTGATCAAGGGCGAAAAGCGCGTGACCTTCGGCGACAAGACCGTCGAGTACCGCAGCGTCGATGAACTCCAGGCCGCCATCGCTGCCGTCAAACGCGACCTCTTCGAGCAGGCCGTGGACACCGGCCTGTGGCCCGGCGCGCCACGCCAGATCCGGGTCACCACGGGCAAGGGGTTCTGAGATGGCCTGGTATTCCAAATTCCGCAGCCTGTTCGGCCAGTCGCCCATCCACGAGGCGGCCGGTCGCGGTCGTCGTTCGATGGCGTGGATGCCGGGCAACCCCGGTGCAGTGGCGGCGATGCTGGCCACTTCCAATGAGCTGCGCGTCAAATCGCGTGATCTCGTACGCCGCAACGCATGGGCCAATGCCGGAATCGAGGCCTTCGTCTCCAACGCGGTCGGCACCGGCATCAAGCCGCAGTCGATGGCCAAGGACGAAACCTTCCGCGCCGATGTGCAGGCGTTGTGGCGGGACTGGACGGAACAGGCCGACGCCACCGCGCAGACCGATTTTTACGGCTTGCAGGCACTGGCCACCCGCGCGATGTGCGAAGGCGGTGAATGCCTGATCCGGCTGCGTCCGCGCCGCCCGGAGGACGGCCTGTCCGTGCCGTTGCAATTGCAGTTGCTCGAAGCCGAACACCTGCCACTGAATCTCAACACGGAACTGCCCTCGGGCAACGTCGTGCGCTCGGGCATTGAGTTCGATGCGATGGGCCGCCGCGTGGCCTACCACCTGTACCGCTCGCATCCCGAGGACGGACGGCTTGCGCCGATGTCCGGGCAAGGCGGGTTTGACACCGTGCGCGTCGATGCGCGGGAAATCATCCATCTCTACCGCGTACTGCGTCCCGGCCAGATCCGGGGCGAGCCGTGGCTGGCGCGGGCACTGGTCAAGCTCAACGAACTGGATCAGTACGACGACGCCGAGCTGGTGCGCAAGAAAACCGCTGCGATGTTCGCGGGCTTCATCACGCGCCTGTCACCCGAGGACAGTCTGCTGGGCGAAGGCATCGCCAATGACGCAGGCATCGCGCTGGCCGGGATGGAGCCGGGCACGATGCAAATCCTCGAGCCTGGCGAGGACGTGAAGTTCTCCGATCCCGCCGACGTGGGCGGCAGCTACGCCGAATTCCTGCGCGCGCAGTTCCGTGCCGTGGCCGCCGCCATCGGCGTGACCTACGAGCAACTGACCGGCGATCTCTCCGGGGTCAACTACTCGTCGATCCGGGCGGGGATGCTGGAGTTTCGTCGCCGTACCGAGGCCATCCAGCACGCCGTGCTGGTGCATCAGCTCTGCCGCCCGGTCTGGAATGCGTGGCTGGATCAGGCGGTGCTGGCGAGGGCGCTGACGGTCCCGGGCTATGCCCGCCGCCGCACGGAGTACACCGCCTGCAAATGGATTCCCCAGGGCTGGCAGTGGGTCGATCCGGAGAAGGAATTCAAGGCGATGCTGCTGGCGATCCGCGCCGGTCTGATGTCGCGCTCGGAAGCCATCTCGGCCTTCGGCTACGACGCCGAGGACGTCGACCGCGAAATCGCTGCCGACAACCAGCGTGCCGACGAGCTCGGCCTGATCTTCGACTCCGACCCGCGCCGTACCTCCAAGGATGGCGGCAGCGCCGAACCCAACGCGCAGGCCACCGACAGCAACCAGTCGTCCGCCTGAAGGAATCCCCATGACCCTGTTACCGCATATGGCGGCGCGCATCTTTGGCGCGCCGCTGCTGATCCATCGCCCGAAACTTGAAGTCATCCTCGCCGTACTGGGGCCGCGCATCGGCCTGACGGACAGCGGCGCGGTGATCCCGACGCCCGCCACGCGCAGCCCACCTGCCTCGGATGCGGGCATCGCCATCCTGCCGGTCTACGGCACCTTGGTGCGGCGCACCGTGGGGCTGGAGGCCGCGTCCGGCCTGACCAGCTATCAGGACATCGCCGCGCAGCTAGATGCCGCCATCGCCGATCCGTCGGTAGCGGCCATCGTGCTTGACATCGACAGCCCGGGCGGCGAGTCCGGTGGCGTGTTCGATCTGGCCGATCGCGTTCGCGCGGCGGCGCAGATCAAACCGGTCTGGGCGCTGGCCAATGACATGGCGTACTCGGCGGCCTACGCCCTCGGTTCGGCGGCTAGCCGCTTCTTTGTCACCCGTACCGGAGGCGTTGGTTCGATTGGCGTCATCGCCATGCACGCCGACCAGTCCGTTCGCGACGCCAAAGATGGTGTTCGCTACACGACGGTATTTGCTGGGGCGCGCAAGAACGACCTCAACCCGCATGAACCGATCTCCGACGAAGCACACGCCTTTCTCAAGAGCGAGGTGGATCGGATCTACAGCCTGTTCGTCGACACCGTGGCCAGCCATCGCGGCCTCACCAGTGACGCTGTGCGCGCCACCGAAGCGGGCGTGTTCTTCGGACAGGACGCCGTCGCCGCTGGGCTGGCCGATGCCGTCGGCACTTTCGATGACGTCTTGGCCGAACTCATCGCTGCACTTTCACCACCTCCGGCGCTTGCGGCTGCGGCGCTGGGACATCTTCACCAACCACGACTGGAGCATTTCATGAATGAACCCGGAACCACTGCTGACCCTGGGGTTGGCGCTGATCCTGATCGCGCTGATGGCGCGAACCCGCCGATGACCATCGATGACGCACAGGAAATCGCCGAACTGTGTGCGCTGGCTGGCTGCCCCGAGCGCATTGCTGGTTTCCTGGCTGCACGTACCTCGGCGGCGGCTGTGCGCGGCCATCTGCTTGCCGCTCGCGCCGCTGGGCAAGAGATCAACAGCCTGATCACCCCGAGCGCGGCCACCTCGGCAACGCAATCCCTCAACGACAACCCCTTGGTGCTGGCGGCTCGTGCCCGCGCCGGACAGGAGAAGTGACATGCCAGTCATCACTGAAGGCCTCAATCTTGGCGATCTTCTGAAGTACGAAGCGCCCAACCTCTATTCGCGCGATCAGATCACCGTTGGCGCAGGCCAAAACCTGCCGCTCGGCACGGTGGTCGGTCTGGTGACTGCCACCGGCAAGCTCAAGCAAATCGATCCATCGGCCACCGATGGCAGTCAATACGCCGCAGGCGTGCTGATGCAGGCCGTAGATGCCACGCTGATCGACCGTGAGGACGGGCTGATGCTGGCCCGTCACGCCATCGTCGCCGATCACGCCCTGGCGTGGCCCGCCGCCATCACTTCCGCAGAAAAGCTTGCTGCCATCGCGCAGCTCAAGAGCCTCGGCGTCCTCGTTCGCAAAGGAGTCTGACCATGAACAACGTTTTCGAGAATCCCGCTTTCTCGATGTCGGCGCTGACCGCTGCCATCAACATCCTGCCCAACAACTACGGGCTGATGGAAAGCATGGGCCTGTTTCCGCCCAAGCCGGTGCGCTTTCGATCCGTGGCCGTCGAAGAGAAAAACGGCGTCCTGACGCTGCTGCCGACGATGCCGGTCGGCTCTCCGGGCACGGTCGGTGTGCGTGGCAAGCGCAAGCTGCGCTCCTTCGCCATTCCGCACATCCCGCACGACGACGTGGTGCTGCCAGAGGAGGTGCAAGGAATCCGTGCCTTCGGTTCGGAAACCGAAGTGCAAACCGTCGCCTCAGTCATGGCCGAGCACCTGCAGACGATGCGCAACAAGCACGCCATCACGCTGGAGCACCTGCGCATCGGCGCGCTCAAGGGCATCATCCTCGATGCCGATGGATCGCAGTTGTACGACCTGTTCGATCTGTTCCAGATCACGCCGAAGGTGGTCAACTTCCAACTGACCAACACGGGCACCGACATCAAGAAGAAGTGTCTCGATCTCAAGCGCTATCTGGAGAAGAACCTCAAGGGCGAACGGATGACGAGCGTGCATTGCCTCGTGTCGCCGGAGTTCTTCGACGCCTTCACCAGCCACGAGAAGGTCATCGAGGCCTACCACCGCTGGCAGGACGGCCAGGTGCTGCGCACCGATATGCGTTCCGGCTTCCCGTTCGCGGGCATCACCTTCGAAGAATATGCGGGCGAAGCCAGCGATGGCGACGACAACGTGCGCCGCTTCATCGAAGCCGGTGAAGGTCACGCCTTCCCGCTGGGTACGGTGGACACCTTCGCCACGTACTTCGCGCCTGCCGACTTCAACGAAACGGCCAACACGCTGGGCCAGCCGCTGTATGCCAAGCAGGAGCCGCGCAAGTTCGACCGGGGCACCGATCTGCACACGCAGTCCAACCCGCTACCGATGTGCCACCGGCCTGCGGTACTGGTGAAGGTGCTGGCGTCCTGATGGATGTCGTCACGCTCTACGAGGCGGCGCGCAACGCCGGGCTGCTCACCGCCGTCACGGTGGCGGGCGGCACGGTGCATTGCGCCTTCCGCGCCCCCGACGAAACCGTGCTCGATGGCTTCGCGCTGTCGCGGGACTACCAGATCGACTACCCGGCGGCGTGGCTGACGCTGGTAACCGGAGACACGGTCGAGGTGGCAGGCAATAGCTATCAGGTGCGCGATGTGCGTGCCATCGGCGACGGCACCGAGCGGCGCGCCTTTCTCTCCCAGCTCTGAGGAATCTGCCTTGAACTCCGTCCGCGAGCGCGTCTTGCGGGAGGTCGTCACGCGCCTGTCATTCGCGATTGCACCGATTCCGGTGCTGCGCATGCCTGCCGTGCCGATCACCCGCGAGGCCAGTCCGGCACTGCTGCTGTTCGTCGATGGCGACAGCATCACCGCCCACGCCAACCATCTCGTCGACCGGCTGCTGATCGTCCGGCTGGCCGTGGTGGCGCGCGGTGCCGATGCCTTCGACGTGGCCGATCAGGCGCTGGTCGCGGCCCACGCGGCAATGCTCGCCGACCCGAATCTGGGAGGGCTGGCCATCGCCGTGCGCGAGATCGACTGCGAATGGGAGTTCGACGACGCCGACGCCGGGGCCGTTGCATTGCCCGCCCGCTACGAAATCCGCTACCGCACCCACGCCATCGACCTTACCCAAACAGGATGAATTCCAAATGCACATCGAACTGTTGAAACCCCACACCCACGCAGGCAAGCGCCTCGCGTCGGGTGATCGCCTTGATCTGAATGACTCCAGTGCCCGCTGGCTAATCGCGCAAGGAGTGGCCAAAGCGGCCACCGCCACCGATTCCAAACCCACTCGCCGTGATGCCACGTCCGGCACTACCACGAACCATTCCCAAGGAGACTGACCATGGCTTACTTTTCTGGACAAGGCCGCGTCTACATCGGCGCGCGCGACATCGACGGCAACCCGGCAGGCCTGACTTTCGTCGGCAACGTGCCCGAACTGAAGGTGTCGCTGTCGGTGGACACCATCGAGCATCAGGAAGCGCAGTCGGGCCAGCGCCTGACCGACCTGCAACTCATCAAGACCAAGAAAGGCGAATTCGCCTGCACGCTGGAAGAACTGATCGCCACCAATCTGGCGCTGGCGCTCTACGGCACCACGACCACGATCACGCCCGGCACCGTCACCGGCGAATTGCTGCCCAACCCGGTCACAGCGGGCAGTCTATATCCGCTGGCCATGCAGAACGTGTCCGCCGTGCAGGTGCAGGACTCGGACGCCACGCCCAAGACGCTCCCGGCCAGCCAGTACAGCGTAAATGTCAAGCACGGCTCGCTGGTGATTCTGGATGCCACTACCGGCGGCCCGTACGCCGAGCCGTTCACGGTGGACTACGCCTATGGCGCGGCGCAAAGCACGGCGATGTTCACCCAGCCCTTGCCCGAGCGCTGGATTCGCTTCGAGGGACTCAACACCGCCGACGGCAACCGCGAGGTGGTGATCGACCTCTACCGCGTGGCAATCAACCCGGCCAAGGAGCTGTCCATCATCACCGACGAACTGCTCAAGTTCGAACTGTCGGGCCAAGTGCTCGCCGATCTGACCAAGCCGGTCGGCGGTGATCTCGGCCAATTCGGTCGGCTGGTGCTGCTGTGATGGACGCGTTCAACACCTTTCCCCCATCGCCGGTGGTGGTGACGCTGTCCGGCGGTGCGCTGGAGTTGACGCCGATCCGGCTGGGCGAATTGCCACGGCTGCTGGCCGTGGTGCGCCCGCTGGCGTCTGAACTGAGCGCCGATCCCGACTGGTTGGCGCTGCTGGGCCAGCACGGCGAAGCCATGCTCGATCTGCTGGCGATCACCGCCCGGCGCGAGCGGGCGTGGGTCAACGATCTGCCGCTGGACGATGCGGTGCAACTGGCTGCTGCCGTGTTCGAGGTCAATGCGGATTTTTTCGTGGGCCGGGTGGTGCCGGGCATCCAGCGCTCGGCCGAGAAGCTGGCCCCGCTGCTGCGCAACCTTGGGACGTCGCCGTCGCCCGCCTGATCCGGGGCGGCCACCGGCTGCCCGATGTGCTGGCTTACACGCTCAGGCAGGCGCAAGCCTTTCTGGATGCCGATGGCCTGCTCGAACGGCAAGGACTGGCGCAATGGCTGGGCGTGGTGGCGGTGGCCGCCCAAGGCGAGAAACGCAGCATCGAACAACTGCAACGCGATCTGCTGAAGGACTGATGCCATGCGTCTCTCGCTCACCACCACCGGGCTGCTCGATCCCCGCCAGTTGGCCGCGTGGAGCAGCGAACGCCGCCGCGCCATTCACCAAGCCGTCGCCAAGGGGATGCAATCCGGTGGGCGCGAGGTGCGTGACGCGGCGCGCGCCGAGATGCGCACGGCCTTCGCCATCAAACGCGCGAGCTTCGCCAGCTCGATGGGCGTCAAGGTGTTCGACAAGAAGCCCACGGAACTGCCCGCTCTGTGGGTGGGCAGCAAGATTCCGTGGCTGGGTATCCACGAAAAAGGCGGCATGGTCAGCGGCAATCTGTTGATCCCGCTCTTGCCCGGGCGTATCGGCCCCAAGCGGTTCAAGGCGGTCGTTGATGGCCTGATGCGCTCGGGCAATGCCTTCTTCATCGAGAAGAACGGTCGCGTGCTGTTGATGGCCGAGAACATCAAGGAGAACGCTGGCCAACTGGGCCGCTTCAAACGCGCCGAGCGTGCCCGCACGGGTGCAAAGCAGATCAAGCGAGGGCAGGAAATTCCCATCGCCGTGCTCGTGCGCCGCGTCGATCTCAAGCGGCGGCTGAATCTGGCCGGTGGCGTGCAGCGCGCACTGCCTGCCTTGGCACGGGCAATTCAACAAGAACTGGACAAAGCCTGATGGCAAGCAATCGTGCACAAATCCTGATCAGCGCCGTCGACCAGACCAAGACCGCCTTCGACTCGATCAAGCGCGGCCTGGGTGGCCTCACGGATACGGCGCGCAGCGTCAACGGCCTGCTGGCCAACCTCGGCGTGGCTGTTTCCGTGGCGGGTCTGACCGCGATGGTCAAATCGGCCATCGACACCGGCGACGCGCTCGATGAGATGTCGCAGCGCGTCGGCGTCAGCGTCGAAACCCTGTCGGTGTGGAAACCGGCAGCCGAGCAGTCCGGCGTGTCGGGTGAATCGTTCGAGAAGGGCTTGCGCAAGCTCTCCACCACGATGCTGGAAGCGGCGACCGGCTCTGAAGAAGCCGCGCGTAACTTCGCGGCGGTCGGCGTGGCATTCAAGAACCAGGACGGCACGCTGCGCGGCACCGATGCTGTGCTGCTGGATCTGGCCGAGCGCTTCAAGGCCATGCCCGATGGCGCGGAAAAAACCGCACTGGCGGTGCGCCTGTTCGGCAAGTCCGGCGCGGAGCTGATCCCGTTCCTGAATCAGGGGCGCGACGGCATCAACGAGCTGTCCGCCGAAATGCAGGCGCTGGGCGTACAGATGAGCGGCGAAACCGCCGCGCAGGCGGGCGAGTTCAACGACGCGCTCGACAAGCTGAAGCTGGCCAGCACCAGCATCGGCAACCAGATCATCGCTTCCCTGTTGCCTGCGCTGAACGATATGGCCGGTGGCATGGTCGAGTCGGCCAAAGAAGGCGGCACGCTGCGGGTGATTCTCGACGGCGTGGTGCTGGTGCTCAAGACCCTGGCGCTGGGTGCCGCCACCGTCGGCAAGGCCTTCGTCGCCTTGGGCGAAGCCATCGGCGCCGGTGTGGCGGCGGCAGTCGAAGCGCTCAAGGGCAATACCCCCGGGGCCAAGGCCATCATCGCCGACCTCAAGGGCAGCCTGATCAAACGGCTCGATGAGCTGGCCGAGTTCCGCGACAGCCTGTTCGATCCCAAGCCCATCGAGGTCAAGACGCCGAAGATTCAGGCCGACCCCACGCTGCTGGAGCGTATGGGCAGGCCCAAGCCCGCGCAGGACACCAGTGGTGCGCAGGCTGCCTTGATCAAGGCGCGGCTCGATGCCGAGTTGGCGCTGCTCAAGGACGGTCTGAAACGCCAGCAAACGGCGCTCGATGCTGCGCTGGAAGATCGGCTGGTGTCGGTGCGCGACTACTACGCGCAAAAAACCGCCGTCGAACAGCGCGAGATCGATGCCGAAATCGCCCGCAAGCAGCAGGAGCTCGCGCGCAGCCAACAGATGGCCACGGGCGGTAAGTCAGAGAACGAGAGGCTCAAGGCCAAGGCGGAAGTTGCCAAGGTCGAAGCCGATCTCATCACGCTCAACAACCGGCGCGCCGACATCGAGCAGGCCAACGCCCGCGCGGCAGCGCAAGCCGAACGTGAGCTGGCCGATGCCTTGGCGCAGGCGCGTGAAGAACTGGCGCAGATCACCGGCACCGCCACCGATGCCGACCGCCAAGCGGCGATTGCCCGCAGCTACCGCGATCTGCGCGCCCGTCTGGCGGCGGAAAGCGATGCCGATGGTGTCTCGCTGGTGGATCGGCTGATCGACGTGAAGGCGGCGCAAGCCAATCTGGCGGCGCTGGAAGCCCAATGGCGGCAGGTCACCGAACGGCTGCGCAATGCGCAGGAAGCCATTGGCATCCAGCAGCAGGCCGGATTACTCACCGAGGCGCAGGCGCGTCAGCAGATCGTCGCCTTGCAGCAGCAATCGGCTGCCGAGATGGAACGCCTGCTGCCGACCATGCAGCAAGCCGCGCAGGCCATCGGCCCGGACGCGGTGATCCGCGTGCAGGCGTGGCGCAACGAGCTGGAGCGCACCCGGCTCACCGTCGATGAACTGGCTCCGCTGTGGAACCGCATCGGTGAAAGTTTCGGCGGCGCGCTCAACGGGATGATCACCGGCGCGCAGACCTGGCGCAGCGCCTTGGCGAGCATCTTCCAGCAGGTGGCCGACGCCTTTCTGCAGCAGATCGTGATCCAGCCCTTCCAGCAGTGGATGGCGATGCAGGTGCGGATGCTGGCGATGAAGCTGGGCTTCATCCAGCAGGAACAAACCGCCGACGCAGCCGCCAGCGCCGCCAAGGTCGCGCAAAAAACCACCGAGACCACTGCCGTGGTGTCGATGGATGCGGCCAAGGCCGGTGCCGGTGCGGCCGCCTCGCAGGCGTCCATCCCCATCGTCGGCCCGGGGCTGGCCATTGCCGCGATGGTGGCGATGGTTGCGGCGGTGATGGCGCTCTTGGGCGGGATCAAGAAGTTCGCGGGCGGCGGTCTGGTGTCCGGCCCCGGCAGCGCCACGTCGGACTCGATTCCGGCGAGGCTGTCGGCAGGCGAGTACGTGGTGCGCGCCGCCGCCGTGCGGCAAGTGGGCGTGGCCTTTCTGGACTCGATCAACGGCTTGTCCAGCTGGGCGCAGGGCCCGCGCTTTCGGGGCGGTGAGCTGGCCTTTGCGGCAGGCGGGTTGGTGCCCGAGGTGAAAGTGCCGCCCGCACAGCCGCAGGTGAATCAAGCGGTGCGCATCGTCAACGCCATCGATCCCGGCGTCACCCACGACCACCTGCAGACGCCTGCTGGAGAGCGGGTCATCGTCAACATCATCGGACGCAACGCGCGGGCGATTCGCTCCGCGCTTCAAGGGTAATTGTTATGGCACTGCTATTCATCGACGGCTTCGACCACTACGACCCGCAGGCGCTGGACGACTTCGGCCAGCCGTGGCTCGCGCGCGGCAAGGCCGCCTATCTATCACCGCAGGCCACCCGCGTGCAGGGGCGGCGTCCGTCTTCCTTTGCGCTGCGCCTGCCGGAAGGCTCGGGCGGCGGCTACGTCAAGAATCTGGAAAGCACCAAAACCAGCCTGATCATCGGCGCGTCGATCCGCGTCGTGCCCTATGAGAACACCTACACCGAGCCCTTGCTGCTGGGCGTGCGCGACGCCAATGCGCAGGTCGCGCATCTGGTGAAGATCGGCGAGGACGGTCGGCTCAAGCTCTACCGTTGGCAGTACGGCAATGAGAATTTGATCTCGACCTCGGTGGCCACGGCTCCGGCGCGCGGCTGGCACTACATCGAGTTACAGGTCACCCAAGGCAGCAGCAACGGCGTGCTGTCGGTGCGCATCAACGGGGTGCTGGCGATCCAGATGAACGCGCAGAACACCATTCAGGGCGGTGGCCAGCTGCTCACCGCTTTCCTCGGCGCGATTCCGGGCCAGTCCTGCCCATTGACGCTCGATGTCGATGACTTCTACATCGCCGACACCACAGGCACCATCAACAACACCTTCCTCGGCGACGTGCGCGTCGATGCGCTCAAGGCGCAGGCCGATGGCAGCCTGAACCAGTGGACGGTGACACCCTCCGGCACCGCCGCGTGGGAAGCGGTCAGTGATGAGGATGAAACCACCAACATCACTGCCCCCAGCGCCGGACTGCGCCAGAGCTTTGATGTCGCGCCGCTGCCGGTGATGGCCACGCCTGCCGTGTTCGGCGTGCAACTGACGATGCTCGCGCGCAAGACCGATGCGGGCTTGGGCAAGTTGAAGGGCCTCGTGGTCAGTGGTGCACAAACGGCCGTCAGCCCGGAAGTAATCCTGCAGGAACAACAGGCGTGGCAGTGCGCGCTGTTCGAGCGCAACCCGAACGGTAACGTCCAGTGGACGGAAGCGGCCTTCAACGTCGCCGAGTTCGGGGTGGAATCGGCGTGACCGAACTCGTCGTCGTTCAAACGGTCGCGGAAACGTCGAGCCAGCCGCTACCCGGCGCTGCATTGCCGGAGTTTCGTGGCGAAGTGCTGTCGCGCGCCGGTGCAGGCAGTCTGGCCACTGAACTGGCCGCCGAAACCGCCAGCGCACCGTGGCCACCGGATCGTGCCGCGACGTGGTTGGTGGAGGTGCTGGCCAAGCCCTGGCCGCCGCTGGTTGGGCCGGTGTTCGTGGTCGAGGTGCTGCGCCGGGATACCGCCGCAGCCGCCATCGTCGCCACGGGCATGGATGCCTTTGGCGACACACCGTGGCCGCAGGCACAGCGCGGCGTGTTTGCCTTTCGCCACGACTGGGCCGAGCCCTTGGTCGAACGGCTGGAGTGGCAGACCAGCGTCACGCGCCTTGCCAGCGGCAACGAGTCACGCCAAGCCCGCCGCAAGGTGCCGCGTCGCACCTTGACCTATCAGGTCGGCAATGCGCGTACGAGCGATGCGCTGGTCGCCGACTGGCTGGCCGATCATCTGGGCAAGCGTGCGTGGTGGCCGCTGCCGCAGCACGCCGTGGCGCTGACCGCGCCCGCCGAAGCCGGTGCGCTGGCGCTCGACGTGCAGGAGGCCGACGCGCGGCGTTTTGTTCCGGCGCGCGCCGAGCTGCTGCTCGACTGGAATGGCGTGCAGGGCTGGCAAGGCGATGAAGTCTTGGCGCTGCTGATCGCGCCCGACGGTTGGCAGCAGGTGCAATTGACCCAAGTCGAGCCGGACACCCTGTGGCTCACCGAGCCGCTGGCACGCGGCGCAGCGCTGGGCAGTCTGGTGCTGCCGCTGGTGTGGGGCCGCGCCGTCGATCCTGCCGATCTCACCCAATGGGTGCCGGGCATGGTCGGCGGCAACGTAGTGGCCCAGCTCGAACCGTCACCACCACCGGATGCCGATGTGCTGGACGATGCGTGGCTGGACGATCTGCCGGTGTGGCCCGATGGCAACTGGCGGGACGATCCGAGCGCTGCCTCGCAGGGCACGATCACCCGGCAGGATTTCTCACCGGCTGATGCGTGGGTGCGCCGCGACGATCCTTGGGCGAGCACCACCTTCCAGCGACGCTATCTGGCCAGCACCGTGGAGGAGATCGAGATCTGGCGCGCACGCCTATGGGAAACACAGGGCCAGCTCAACGCCTTCTGGCTGCCTGACGGCTTGGCTCCGATCCTGTGGGTGACGGCGGACGCCGATCCCGAGGACGGCTTTCTGCGGGTGACGGGCGAGGACATCACCACCTTCTGGCATCGCCCCGCCGCCTGCCTGATCCTGCATCCGGACGGCACCCAGCAACACGCGCTGACCGCCACCTGCCATCTCGATGGCGACGCGGTGCTGGTGCTGCGCTCGGGCCTCGACGATGGGGTACCGGCAGGCAGCCGGGTGATTCGCATTGCCCGCTGCCGCCTCGACCACGACGCCATCGACTTGTACTGGCACAGCCCGACGCTGGGGGAGATCACCTTGACCTGCCGCCAGTTGCCCGAACCACGCGGCAACGACCGTATTACTCGCGAGCCTGCCTGATCATGAGCCAGATGCCCTTGCAAGAAGTCGAGCTGTACGCCTTTGCCAGCAGCTCGGCGCAGTTCTTCCTGACACCACACGAGTTCGATGTCGATCTCGACGGCACGCGGTACAGCAGCCTTTCCATCGAGCGCAACGAACTGGCGCTGGGAGCCGAGGCCGCCAAGTCGGCGCTGGAGCTGAAGCTGCCGCCCAACGGCGAACTGGTGCGCCACCTGCTGGCCAGCGCGCTGACTGGCAACACCACCTCGGTGACCTTGCGCATTGGCCGCAAGAGCGAATGGGGCGATGACTGGTGGCTCTCGGGCACGCGCTGGATGGGCCGCGTGCTGGGCGTGGAAGTCGCTGACGATGTAGCGCGCATCCGCTGCGAATCAGCACAGGTCAGTTTGAAACGCATCGGCCTGCGCAGGCTCTACAGCCGCAAGTGTTCGCACGTGCTGTATTCCAGCGCCTGCGGCGCAGTGCCGATCAGCGCCAGTGCTTTCGTCTCCGAGGTCAACGGGTGCAACGTCGATCTCGACGGTGGCATCCCCGGCAGCGTCAGTGGTGGTCTGGCCGGTGGCTGGCTGCAAACGCCCGATGGTGCACGGCACATGATCGTGAGCGAGTGGGCGGACGGCGTGGAGCTGCTGGCCCCGGTCGCCATCGTTCCCGCCACCGAAGTGCAATTGACGGTCGGCTGCGATCACAGCACGGCCACCTGCGCCGCGCGCTTCAACAACCTCAACAACTACGGCGGCTTCCCCGCCATCCCGAACAAGAACCCGTTCTCCACCGGCGTGTTCTGACCCTTCCGGAGACTTTCCATGTGGTACCTCGTCGTCATCGTGGTGGCGGCGCTGGTTTCGGTTGCGCTCGCGCCGAAACCGCCCGAACCCAAACCCGCATCGCTGTCCGACGTCGATGCGCCCACCGCCGAAGAAGGCCGACCGATTCCCGTCGTGTTCGGCACTGTGCTGCTGCGCGGGGCCAACGTGGTGTGGTACGGCGATCTGGCCGCCGACCCGATCCGCAAGAAAGGCGGCAAGAAATGACCGAACTCATTGTCACCATCGACGACGTGCGCGCCGTCGGCCTGTGCGTGAACGGCACGCGCGTCTGGTTCACCCGTCACGATCTGGACTTCCGCGCCTTTCTGCGTGAGGGCTGTTCTGCCGACACCTTACTGGCCACGGGCGATGCGATGGCGCAGCGCGTGGTCGATCACGCACGCATCCGGCAGGAGCACGACTGATGGGCGGCAGCAGCAAGAAGCAAACCGTCGGCTACCGCTACCGGATGGGCCTGCATCTGGTGCTCTGCCAAGGGCCGGTCGATGCCGTGCAGGAAATCCAGATGGGCGAGCGCACCGCGTGGGGCGATGCCAGCCGCGCGCCGCTGTCCAGCGGGCACGGCCTCACCAGCCTGTTGATCAACAAGCCGACACTGTTTGGCGGCGATGAGCGCGAAGGCGGCGTGGTCGGCACCATCGACGTGCTGCCCGGCGGCCCCGGCCAAGGGCGCAACGACTATCTGATGGCGCGCCTCGGCAGTGCCATACCTGCCTTTCGGGGAGTGCTGTCGCTGGTGGCGCGGCAAATCCTGTTCGCCGCCAACAACCCCTACATCAAGCCGTGGGCGGTGCGTGTGCGCCGTTTCACTGCCGGTTGGCACGATGCGCCGTGGATGGAATGGAACGCCGAGGTGCGCACTTGGGATGACGATGCCGGTCAGGAAATCAGCGTTGGCATGAACCCGGCGCACATCCTGGTGCAATGCCTGACCGATCCGCACTGGGGCATGGGCTATCCGCCCGACTGCATCGGTGACAGCTTCTGGGATGCGGCATGGAAGCTCTCGGACGAGGGCTTTGGCCTGAACCTAATCTGGACGCGCCAGCAGCCCATCGAGAGTTTTATCGCACAGGTGCTCGACCACGTCGGCGGCATTCTCTACACCGATCCAGAACAGGGTCGTTTCGAGCTGAAACTGCTGCGCGACGATTACTGGATCGAGAGCCTGCCGCAATTGGGGCCGGACGAGATCGTGCGGCTCGAACGCTTTGAGCGCGCCCAGTGGGGCGAGCTGCCCAACGAGCTGACGGTGGTCTACACCGACTGGCAAACCGGCGGCGACGCCACCGTCACCGTGGAAAACCTCGCCGCCATCCAGTTGCAGGGCGGTGTGATCAATCAGCGCCGCGACTACCCGGGCGTCAACTACGGGCCGCTGGCCGCCCGGGAAGTCGCGGCGCTGATTGA